CTAAGACCTAAAGCAATTTCAACTACTTTGGACACTCTTGAAGAAGATGACGAACTTTTAGATGAAGCAAAAAAGATATTTGAAGAGAAGAATAAACAAAGTAATGTAACTAAGTTAATTGAAGAAAAGAATAAGCAAAATACAGAACAACAAGAACAAGCAAAACAAAGAGTACAGAAGATACAGGAAGAATTAAAAACTATAGGATGGAAACCAGATGTTGTTAAAGAAGTAACAACTGTTCTTTCAGGAAATAACCTGAATGCTAATCTTACTAAAATTATTACTAATCCAAAAGGTTTAATTCAACTTGCAAATCTTACTCGTTTATATAATGATAAAACTGGTGAATTTGATCTGTCTGCTTTTATAAAACAGATAGAAACAAAACCGACAACCTCTCTTAAAGATAGATTGGAAAACGAAGCATTTAGTTCTTCGAGTGTTTCAACTAAACATAGAGATGCAAATCCAAATCCTCAAAGTGGTTTTGAAGGATTGGAACTACAACTGTAAAAAACTTAACGTATAATAATGAATAGACGTACTGCTTTAGAAACGCACGAACGGAAAGCATGGGGTGGATCATATTTTGATTCTTTTACTCACGCCTCTATGTTTCGGCGCTATGGCCCTTTTAACTTTGGTGTAAAAACCGCTCAATTATTTTCCAGTCACCTCGGTAGTCATCTTGTAAATAAGAAATTTACTTACATGACGATTGCTAAAAAGAACGTGTATGTTCTTCCCGGTGGTACTGATGACTACTGCTGGTATTTGATGGCAGATGCAGATGTGGACTTTCGTTTCACAGAACTGCTTGTAGCAACTGATGCTCTTCCCGGTAAAGGTGGTTTACCTTTCAAATTTGCTTTAGATCGTCCTTGGCTTCATGAGCCAGCAGTTATTAAAGTAGAAAACTCTGATCTTCCTCTGATCGTAATTCATGGACAAGGTTTACAACGTTCGGCTAACTCTTGGGAGTATGAAGGAACCTTGCAAACTGGTGATGTAAATGCATGGATTCCTGTTGAATATCTGATGCCTGAGCGCAGAGCAATTCGTGTATCCAGCCTTGTTGCTGATGAATTAAACACGAAGTATGCACCTGACCAATATGGTGAGATGTTTAAACTGCAAAACTGGTGCTCTAACTTTGCTAACAAAGTTGAAGTAACTGACAAATTTATCCGTACGGAGATTGCTTGCCGTAAAGAAGGTCGCGCACTTCCTTCTGGTATTTCTGATGACAAACAAATTGGTGTTGGTTATGTTTACTACCAGAACTTCAATACTACCAATAGTGGTACTACTACTACGGTAGAAAAAGGTATGTTCTTGACGAAGGCTGAAGCCCGTCTGCTTGAACGTACTGAAATGGATAGGGAGATGCACATGGAGTTTAGTCAACTTCAAAAAACAACTGACCGTGATACGGGTCGTCCTATAAAAGTTGCAGCCGGTTGGAGACAACTTGTAAAAGACGGTCACTACAAAGAACATAACGGTTCGCTTACGCTGAGTGATATATATGAATATCTCATGGAGATATTTATCACGAGAAAAGCATTTGCTGATCGTCATATTGTAATCGCTTCTGGTGAAGGTGGGATTGAATTCTTGTCCAGACTTATTGCACAAGAAGCAAGTCAATTCCAATACATTGACACGCTGTTCTTGCAAAAACGTCAAGATCCACAGGGCTACCACCCTAATGAACTTGAATACGGTGCGCAGTTTACTAAAATCAAAATGATGAATGGTGTTATCGTTGAGATCGTTCACGATCCTATTAAAGACGATAGAAAACTGTTCCCACAATTGGCTCCGGGTACTAACCGTACGTTGGAATCTTTTGCAATGGATATCTTTGACTTTGGTGTAACTGAACAGAAAGCAATGGATGCCGCTCGTGATGAGAATATCACGATGGTAATGCAAGATGGTGTTGAAGAATACTACATGGTTTCTAACGTCTATGACATGGAAACTGGTGCAATTAAAGATGGTTCCAATGCCTTTGGTAATAACAAAGAACTTGGTATCTATCGCGGTCTGTCTGGATCGTTGAACGTATGGGATGCTTCCCGTATCGGTAGACTGTTCTACAATCCGATTGTAACGTTTGCTTCAGTAAACGGAGTTAGCTAATTAAGACCCATATTCTGCTTAATTCCCCGGCTTTAAGGGTTGTGCCGATAACAAAACAACCCTTCCCTTTTGGGAATTAATTCAAGAAACGAATAAACGATATGAAAAATCAGAGTAAACTTGTATTTGTGAATCCTGTTCCAAGGATACCAACACAAGGAAGAGACAAACAAAGTTATACTATTATAGATCCAAAAACCGGAGAGATGAAGACCGGACCTAATATGTTTAAAACTATGGAATCCGGAGTTGCAAAAGAACTTGGTTTCCAACTTAATTCTACAACTGGAAGATTACATACTGGTTTAGATGTCAGTGTAACTAACCCATTTTATCAATTAGATGCCAAAGATGTAATGGATCAATATGCTTTGTCTTATGAATGGCAAAACATTATAGAAGATTCTGTAAAACGTCCTGAAATTAAGAAACAAACGTTATTTGAGATTTACGATAATGTAAGTCCAAATTATTATACTTCAGAAATAGCAGGTGGGGCAACGATATTTAATTTAACTAAGTTTACAAAGATTCCTGAAAAGCATAACTTTTTACAGTCTTTTAAAATTATCTTATATGATCGTCCAAACAGGTTTACAGATGAAACACCAAGAGGAAGATTAGCAATTCAATTAATTGAAAATAATTCTTCCATTGCAAAGAGTAGGACGATAATGAATCCTAATTTGCATTTATTCTATATTTCTGAACAACATGAAGCAGAAATAGAAAAAGATAAGAAACAAGATATTATAGATCAGGCAATTTACGAAAAAGTTAAACTTCAAAATGAAGGTTCTGATTTTGTAAACTATCAAATGTCTGTTCTTCTTACCACTAAATCTGGTAAAAGTTTAATTCAAGGTGAAGCATCAAGAGAGTTGGTTAAACGTAAGATAAATGAATATTTATCTACTGAAGATTCTCAAATGGAAAACATTGATAAGTTTGTTAGACTTATTACGATGTTGAAATCAAAAGAATCGAGAGAGCGTTTGAATGTAATGTATCTTGTTCAGCAAGCCATTAATACTGGTATAATTAATATCCGTGAAGGTTACTATGTATGGAATAGTAAATCTGGAGTTCCAAATATGTATAAGCACAATAACTATGAAAAATTTGTTTCTTTGTTACAAACTGAAATGAAAAACTGGAATCCGGAAGAAGGGTCGGTTACTAACTGGTATGCTGATCTTTATAATGAAGTCAAATCAAAAGGAATCTGGATTGAATGAAGATTGCAAGAATGCGGCATGAGATCAAGTTACGATGGAATAAAATAAATTCTAACCACAAAAAAGATTTTCCAGATGCTTATCTGGATGATATTATTAATGATAGTATACATGAATATATAGAAATATTTTATTCTGGTCATAATCCTAAAAGATATAATCTTGGTTTTGAGGTAACTCAACAAAGAATTGATATGTTATCCACATTGGTCGTACCAGACTCATCCGTAACTGCTACTCTTGTTTCCGATAATACTTATAAATATAATCTTGATTTATTAACCCCAAAATACTCACATTTCTTAAGAGGTGCTATAATAGTAGAAAGTTGCAATAATTTATCAATTCCGATAAATATCATCAGACACAATGACTTCGATCATAAAATGGATGATGAAAATACAAAACCAAGTTTAAAATGGAAACGTTGTCTTGGTTTAATAAAAGGTAATGACTCTGGTAATCAGATGTTATATTTATACACGGATGATAATTATATTGCAACTAACTTACATATTGAGTATCTAAAGATACCTAAAAAAGTTTTTAGTAGTGGTTATGATTCATTAGAGTTTTTATTAGGTGATACTACCGCCTACAAATCTGCTGATACTCCTGTCGATTGTGATTTACCGGAACAATATCATACACTTGTTGTTGATATTGCAGTACAAAACATCGCAAGAATGTTGGAAGATCCTAACAAATTTCAAATAACTGAAGAAAAAATCTTCAAACAAGTATGACAAAATCTAAAAAAACCAACAAAGTATCAATGGATGATATCTTTGTTGTTAGTGCTGATAAAGTAACTCCAACGGGTAAATTTGTAAACAGCACAACTGCATTTAAAGATCTTACTACGGGTCGTCTTGCTATTCTGGCATGGGACTTTGATTCGTCTGTTCGGTCACTTGGTGATTACAAACAGAGTGGTGATGACTCTAATGAAGTTCAAGCAATTAAAGTAATTGTTGGTACTCCGGTATCTAACCAAACTGAATTTGCTGACATCTGGGGGGTTGGTCACGCAGCCTATCAAGAAAGTGGTGTGATAAACAAAACTAATATCCGTTCTGTTGCTGTTAAACAGGCTCGCTTTGCTACTAATGGTATTGACTGTGGTGCATTTTATTTCACTCCAGAAGATAACGTTGAATACAAAGCATATGTTCGTCTGAAATCTGTTCGTAACGACCGTTTCTATGGTGATAATGATGAAGTAGTACACGCAATTGTACCTGCTACTGATTTCACTGCACTGTCTCTTACGAATGATTTGGACTATATTCTTCAAAAACTGGCTTACGAATTCAATAGTCAATCTAAAGCAGTTACTTTAACTGGCAATGCTGCTACTTTAAAACAGGCACACAGCTTAGTTTGTAGTGCAGGAAGTTATAGTTATACGGGTAATGCGGCAACATTTAAGACGGCTCATAGTCTTGTTTGCTCTGCTGGAAGTTATAGCTTAAGTGGCAATGCTTCTAGCTTAACTTATGTTCCCGGCGCAGGGGCAGTAAATTACACCCTTACTTGTGCGGCAGGTAGTTATAGTCTTTCAGGCAACACAGCATCATTAAAGGTTAATAGAACATTTGCCTGTGCGACAGGGGTATATAATTTATCTGGCGTAGCAGCTACCTTAACCTACTTGTCAGGTGGCTCTGGCGGTACAGGAGTAAATTACGGATTAGCTTGCGATACTGGTGTTTATAGATATAGTGCTGATTATATTGATGCAGGATACGTAGAAGATGGGTATATTGGTGGTATAAAGTTAGTCAAAATGGTGCAATACGACACCAGATTGAAGATGTGGGATGGAGAATCATGGGTAGTAACCACGCTTAAATCGTGGGACGGGAATCAGTGGTTATAAATAAGGAGAATTAAAATGGCAGATTGGAAGAAAGCACGTATCACAGCAACAGGCACAGTGTCAGGTATTGGCGCAGGTAACATCTACGGTGGTATCGTAACTCAGGTCGTAGGTACTTCAACCACAGTAACCGTTTATGATGCTACAG